TATATATAAACTTATCTGCAAGTGTATAGTGTAGTAATATACGAATAGGTAAATATGCTTTTAATGATATAATTCTATTGCTTTTACTAAATACCTGAGTTATATATGTGCTATAGAATTGCTGAAATAATGTTTCTGTAAATTGAGATGGATTACCAAATGTAGTTCCGTTTACATCTATATTATATTCATTATTCTCATTCCTAAAGTTTATATTTTTCCTAGACGTGGTATAATCAAAAGAAACAGAATTACTAGGCATATTTATAGAGGTGTTAATTTCTGCATTAGTATTGAATGTTCCGTTGTTATTAAATGTTGTTATAATGGAAATAGGATTTGCAGAAACCGAAGTATATACAGGATAAAACAAAACAGGTTTACCTATATACGCATCATAATCTCCATTTGCAGAATCTTCATTAAAATTATCATCAGCAGAATAACCCCATTGAATTACAGTATTAGTTGTACCATCATTTAAATCTATAAGTCTTTCGAATTTCATATGGCCAAATGGAGGCTCTACCATATATGATTCTCCGCTAAAATTAGTAGTTCCTCCTGCATCTATGTAATCATATCTTTCTTCACCCCATTGAAATCCTGGGCTCAGAAGCTCACTGTGTTTAACAGCAAGTAAAGTACCTGTGTCTTCATATTTGAAATTAACTTCACTATATGGAAGTGCTGAATCTACAGTGTTTTCATTACTGTCTACAAATTTATCTATATTATAAGGGGAGTCAGTAGATTCTAAATCTTTATAAAACTCATCTAAAGTGTCTACATATATTTTACCATCACTTTGAACAAATGCTGTTAAATTAAACATTTTAAATAGACCCGTTAAAAGATCTATTATTTTCATATTTGGTAATTGATCTTTAGGATTAAAATCGACTTGTTCTACAATAGCGGGTGTTGTAGCACTAACACTCTGTGATGATGGAGCTCCAAATGTAGCGTCATCAAATCTAAGTGTGAATGTATTAAAAGTAACTGATTTTCTTCCTTGAACTTTTACTGTAAGATATCCATCTGTTACATTACCTCTATTTAGGGGTATATTTACATTAGTTTTATTTCCTGATACGTTTAGCAACTCACCAACTACACCAAATTCACTATGAGTAACTATAACACTATACACTATAGAAGTGTTACTCATTACAGTAGTAACATCTATATCTGTAATTTTTCTAAGAACAGTTAATTTATCAGTATCTCCAAGAAGAACCTGTACGTAATCTGGTCCTACTGTTGGAGTGAAATTAGTAATATCAGTGGAATATGTTGGATTTTCTTCTAATATCGTGCCTTTCTCTCTATGCATCCACATAAATAGATTGTAATAATGAGTGTTTGATGAAATAAAAAAATCTGTAGTAAAATCTATTTCAGTGTATTTAGCCTCTATAGCCTCTATAATTTTATGAACTCTTATAGCGTATTTTAAATTATCAAATTTTACACCGTGTTTTTGACCTGAGTTTTTGTAATATATATTACCGACATCTGCATTGTTTTCAGTACTATTATAATACAATCTCTGACTATGTGTTATAAGTGGACATATAATATTTTGACCATTTGGGTCTCTTGTTAATAAAGTCTGTATATTTGCTGCACTATAAGTTTCAGTTAAAGCAGAATCAAAATCAAGAGAAGACAATTCATCGTCTCCAATTATTTTCTTTAAATCAACTGTTTCGCCATAAAATGTTATTCTATAAGATTCAGCTTTATTGTTTTTCATATTTACCCCTTCAAGGGTAATAAACCCCTTTTTAAAGGGTAATCCGTTTATTTGTATTTCAGCATTTTTAAGAGATCTCGAATCGTATCCGTTAGATATATCTGCATTATAAAAATGTCTAAATATTTTGTTATTTACATTAGATGCTGGTACAGAAAAGGCTTGTGTAAATTCAGTAAATACCTTGGCTATATCTCTTACATCTTGTATTGTATCTGTAAGTGAAATAGTTTCATCATTAAATAAATCAAGAAGCTCTAAATTACCATCAGCATTAGTAACATACACTTGAACAGTTCTTTTCATTATCGAATATTATTTATTTTGTCAAATGCCATATTAAACTCTATTGTGTACTGAACTAATTTATCGTTTACAGATGTTTTATAAGTAACACTTTTTGTTGCGGGAACAACAGGAATTACTAATTCTTTAGTATCTGTTATTTTGGTTATCCACACCTGATCAGATATCATCATCTCTTCAATAATTTTATTATTATCATCATTTAGGTAGTCGCTATTTAATACAATTTTATCGTTAGCGTTTGTGTGAAAAGATTGGTTTTGATGCTCGTATGTTTTATATGAGGCTGACGACTCGCTAAATATAGATCTCTTAAAGTTTTCTGATTTAGTTTGAGTAGACTCTATAGATTTTAAAGTAAAGTACATATCTTGAAGAGCACCGTATTTATTTACGAATGTAGCTTTTATTGGTTCGTATTTAGAGCAAAAGAAATCTTTTATTTTAACTACTTCTGTAGTAGAACCATCGCTAATGTGTACTTCATCAACTTCTCCGATATCTACTCTATCTACAAATAAATCTAAAAGATCATTATCTTCAAATACACCATTGTCACTTAAAACTCTTTCTTTATAATTATCATATGTAGTATTACCAAATATATCTACATATTGTATTTGAGTACTAGTGTTAGTTGTTGTGGTTATTTCTGCGGTTCTTTTAACAACTCCCTTGTTTAGATAAACAACATAATCTGTATTACCAGTATAAACAGGTATTCTAGCATTAAAATCATTAATTCTAAATATCGTTCTATTGGATTGCATTATAGTTAAGGTCTCATTATTTCTTGGATTAACTCCTTCATCAAAATAACCATAACCATCAAATGCTACAAATCCATTTGTATTATCAGGTGTTACTGTTGCAGATGCAGAACCACTTGATACTGTTGTTGTGATAACCGCATTTACCCACACAACCTGACTATCATATTGCCCGTTAAACTCAATACCTAAATAATCTCTAATAAGCTCTGCTATCTCAAATACAACATATCCTGCTGTAACCACACTTTTTGTTATTGTGTATTTCGGGTTTGCTACCGATCCATTAGCCACGAATGTGCCTGTATAAACGTATAAGTTTAGTGTAGCTGTTGCTATATTTGTCTGCGATACCTTTATATAAAAAGGACTTCTTACATTTATTTTTGTTGCCATTACTTAAGGTTTGGTATTTGTTTTTCTAATTGCTCTTCTAAATCAAATAGATAAGCATCTCCTAATTCTTTTGTTATCATCTGTTCTGCGTTTAACAAAGCCTTTGCTGAATAATTTATTCCTACCCAGCCATCTCTAGCTATTTTGCGACCTATAACATATGTTAAATCTTTTAATTTTAAAGGTTTGCCTCCTCTACTTCCGTATGGTCCATTACCAAACTTTATTTTTATCCAGCTTTGTAACTTATTTATATTTGGGAATTTACCAGGTCTTCTACCTAAATCTATATTTGAAGCATATTCAGTAGAGCTTTTTATTCCTAATGAATTTTCACTAACATCAGGGCTAAAAGAACTTTTAAGTGTTCCACTAGCCACCTTATTTTTAGAAACAATCTCATTAATCATATCATCAATAAGTTGTTTAGATAGTTTATTTAATGTTCCTTGTACCCTTTGTCCCATTAGCAAATACTTACATCGTTATTAGGAAATGATACTACAATATCTACAGCCCATCCAGCAAGCTGATTCTCAAATCTATCTAAGAAAGGCTGTGCAGTTACATTACTCTCAATCTGAAATAACTCAGTGAAACCACTTCCCCTTCTCAGGTCTGACACTAAGATGTTGGCTTCCGCCAACAGAGTATTTAGGATGTCCTGAAGATTGCTGTTACCATAAAAATCATCTTCTGTATCTGGGTCTCTGTTGTCATCCACTATATCTAATAGTACTAGGTTTATTGTTAATTCTAGTTTATGCTCTAAGAATGTGACGTTACCCATTCCAACGTGGCCTAAAGGAAATATAGTCGTCTTATTCAAGTCAACCTCAAACAGGTCTCCAAACGATACGGTCTGTATGTTAGGTGATGTTCTCAGTTTGTCCTTTATCTTATCTAATACTTGATAGGCTGCTCTCATTGCTTATAGGCTTTCTTTATTCTTTTTGCTTCTAATTCGTTTTTCTCTTTCTCAAACTCTAACCACATCATACATTGATGTACGCTGAGCTTTGTAACTTCTTCAATTCTTCTGACATCGCTTCCAGCAAGCGCATAGACTGATTGATACCATCCCCATTTGCTTCCGAAGGATTCTTCATCTGTTCCTGCAGTGTCTCCACCGCTTGTTGCTGTAAAGAGTCCATTGTAATTCTCAGTAATTCTTTCCCTAAATGGTAAAAAAAAACCGTTGCTCCTAATGCCACAGTAACAGGCGCATCCTTCATTACTTCCGCATACTTATCAGAACCCTCATACTTTTCTATTTCATAGAATTCTTTCTTTCCTGCCACTATAGGTCTATACATTACCGCAAGTGCTTTATGCATATCATCCCAGCTACTAATATACTTTTCTAAGTCGATGTATTCTCCAAGTGACATCTTATCCATATTAGGCATAAAACCAAACTCAATAGTTTTACCGTTTAGATCAGTCATAGTAAACCTTCTTTGTAATTTAGCCTTCTCAGCCATCAAAGTAAGTATATGTGTTACTACGCCATCTAATTCTTTTAATGGAAGCTCATAAGCTTCTTTAAGTGTTATACCGCAGAATATCTCAAGTATCTTTGCCCTAATAAAATCTTCTGCTAATTCGCCTTCTGCGTCCTGGACTATCTTAGCGTATTTCTGATACTTTTTTAGTTGAATGTCTGCCTGCGTTGCAGGTACTTTAAGTTTTAATTCTTTACTCATATATATATAACTTACATTGCTTGAATTTGTACCAAAGGCAATTTGTTATATTTATAACAAAATAAATATGTATGAAAATACTACAAAATCCATATGAAATCAGTTACTTATATAAGTAAGTGTCGTGGATGCCTTATAAAAAGGCAGACACGCACATCCACTAGCAGGATATTATAAACATTATAATATCTTTCTATTATAAAAACATATATAATATAAGAGTAATATATAAGTGGGAAACGGGTGAGGTATGTTCTTTCCTCAAATTCAGTATAACAGAATATATATATGTCAGTTCGTGCCTTTAAAGCACTCCCTTCCTAAACATCCAAATATCGCAGGTAGACCTGAGCCGTTTCTATTTCGGTTGATTTAATTAAACGTGGGTACTTACCCCCACTCAAGCTCAATTTACGTTAATATACGATTATATTTCGTTATATGCAAATTTTTCTGTACTTATTTATCGCCTTTATTAAAAAACATATTCGTATCTTTGCAGATTTTTTGCTTAATAGGTGGAATTAATGTAAAAAAAGAGGGCGCATAATACAAAATTACACGCCCCATTGGATTTCAGTTACTTACGTTTTTTTATTCACTCGGAATTGTCAAGAGATTTGTACCTATTTCAATTTGCTTTATTAGGTTGCAAATCGTTTCTTGATTCTCTAAGCTTAGGCCCTGTCTACCCAGTTTATCAACTAAAGCAGACTTAACAAGCTTTTGATTTATAGTTAAGTTATCTTTCATAATGTTATGTGCATTAAAAATATTGTTAAACTAAAGGAAGCTATTAAAAATAAAATTCCTGCTATTGCTGTTACTGTTTGTTTTATTAATTGTCTCATTTGTTTATTTGTTTAGATATGTGTTTTTTTTATGTTTCTATTAAATATAATATAAATTTTTGTATTGCCTCTGCCTCACTATAATCATAATAAATTTGCTTATGTTGATTAGATTTAAATACAAATGAACCGTTTTGATTGCGTTCAATGGTATAAATATAATCCTTAAAAAATCCTACTTTCATATTAGTTTAAATTAGTTAATTTAATTATCCCCTCTTTAATTAATAACTTTACTTCTTTGCTGGTCATATTTAAGAACCTGTTTAAGTACCTGGATGTTGTTCTAGAATAATCCCAGTAGTATTGATCAAGCTTTATTTTTCCGTTGTTATCTTTAAAGGCTATTATACTTTTATAGCTTTGAAAATATAAACCTTTTGGCGTTTCAATCTCAAATTGATTCGCAACAGGTGCTCCGCTTTGCGGACTTGTTAATTGTTGTACTTTTATATTATGTGTCATTTTGTTTTATTATTTTATAATTTAGTTTTAACGACTTTGAACGCTAGTATATATATTTAGTCCAGCAGCAAAGCCAAAAAATAAACCAGTGTATAACAATGCTCCATTATTAGTATAACATAAGCTAGAGGTTTTTCTTAATTTCTTTTTGTTCTTAGGCGTGTGTATATAAAATTGTATTTCCATTTGTTTGTGTATTATTATTTTTATTTGTTGGTACAAACATAAAACTAAATTTGTTAATAAACAAACTTTATACACAATTTAGAATGTTTCTAAATAAGAAAGTAATGTAGGAAAAACATTACGCCTTGTAGGAAAAATACTACAAGACGTACTGCGTTTAACGATAAGAAAAAACCTACTGCGTTTAAGAATTAGATAAACATATGATTTGGTTTTTGAATTAATAATCCATTTAATTTTTTTACCTGGCGTTCAATTAATTTTTTATCTTCACTACATTCTTCCAAACTAAAACTAATATCTTGCATCAAATCTCTGCACTCAATTAAGAGCTCTAAAGTTTCCTTATCCATTGTGTAGGTTTTCTAGTTTATATTGTTCATCGCCATCAGCATAATCACAAGCTTCGGCATCAGCAAACATATAATTATGTTCTATATATTCGATGTAATCAGTCATCCAATTAATTTCTCTGTAAGCTATCTTTAAGCTTTCAGATAATTCCTTAATCTTTTTATTAGCAGAAATTAACTCATCTTTACATTCCATATCTATTTATTTACAATTATTGGTAATCCAAAATCATCAGTATCTATTTTCATATCTAAATAAAAACCACAATTAGAGCACAGGAAATTATCCTTATGATTATCAGTTCCACAAGCATCACATATATTTGCCATCTTACATAAATTTAATTGTTATACCATTTGCTTTTGCTTCGATTAACTTATTTAGATTAATCATTCTAAACTTTTGTTTATGCATATCATACACAACCATCAGTCCTTTACTCATAGGGTCAAAAGACATACCTACGCCTTTAACTCCTTTCTTTACTGCCCTACGGCAGTTAATCGTTCTTAACGTGCCATCCTTCTTTTCAAAGGTGGCACTAAAGATCTTACCATTATTAGTCGCCTTGATAAGTTTATTTACTCTATGTGATAGTTTCTTGTCAAAAAACATTAGACCACCACTAGGCTTTGTTAATATCCAGGTCATATTTTAATTTTAAATGTTATACCGTCTTTTGTTATATTAGGAACGCTTGAGGATAGCTTTGCTAACTCTGAAGTCGCTCTTGCATCTTGTGGACTAAAACCTTTAGCCATTAAGATTTGTTTGAGTGTTGGTTTCTTAGCCATTGATTAAATAATTATGAGCATATAAAGCAAAGATGAAATACAATGCATATACTATTAGTTCTATATTTTTCATATTATGCGTGAGCCTCCTCAGTTATAAGTTCAACTTTAACATCATCCTTTGTAAGGGTGTATTCATAATCAGCGAAATAATCTGCATCATAAGGAATAACACCCCATCCAGTATATTCGCTCATATCTAAATTGAATCTATTCCCTTGTCTTTCTGCAAATCTTAAACACTGAGCAAACTTATACTCAGGGTCATTACCTCTTTTTTTATTAAAGTTATCATTAAACTTATTTAACCAGGGTAACATACCTTTTGGGTATCCGTCCCAATGTTTATATATTTTAGCGTATTTAACGCCCTCTATTTTAATTGTGCATCTAGTTGCCATATCTTTTATATTTATTTGTTTGACCAAATATATAAAAAAATAATTGTTAATACAAAGTTAATAAGAAAAAATATGACAGGTGTCAAGTTTGTCACATTTGGCAAGTTTGACAAAAACCTACTGCGTTTAAGAACCTACTGCGTTTAACGATAAATCCCCGACTCTGAGAGGTCTTAAGTAAGCTGAAAGACCAAACAAAACCGAGGATATTACCTATTTATGAAACACAATAAAACGCCTTTCGGCACAACAAATATATAAAAATAATTTACACTATCTAATAGTATATGCTCCTTTTGTTCTATTTACTAAAACATATTGAGCTGCATATCTGATAGCATCAATACAGTGATTCCATTTATCTACGGGTTTTGTCTGGCCCTTAGTGGCCCATACATAATTATTAAGTTCTTTAATTAGTTCCGTAGAGTCAGGGTCAACTATTAAATCATAGTCCTGAAGAAGTGCTATACCAGAAAGTATAGACCCACTGCGTTTAACGGTAGGAGTAATGTTACATCCCTTAAGCTTAATCTCTTTAATAAGACGAGGTTCAGCAGAGTCCGACACCACAAGGTGTGGACCTGCATATCTTATATTGAAGTCTGCTATTTGTGTAGTAGACATTCCTGTCCTAGCATACATTACTTTTAAGAATATTCTTTTATTACCCTTATCAATAGAAAGTTTTATAAGTGTAGTGGGATCAACAGAGAATCCAAAGTCTTGCCCAAAGATAGTATCATAGTTATCATTAAACTCTCCTACTCTCCAATTAGTAAAGATAACACCTTCTTGTTTTTCCATCCATCCACCAAGTATCTGGTGTGTGTATTTCTCTGGTCTACGCCTTCTAATCTCTGCTATCTGATTTAAGAACGACTGTGATAGATTATCAACGTTATCAAGATAGGTAGTATGTATATATGTAATAGCACTCTTTATTCCATTAAAGCCCTCTGGTATACCTCTATTGGCATAGAACCTACCCCATATCCAATGTTCTTTAGTGGTTGGATTAAGTATCAGTATAACCCTATTAGGTTTAGTCTTCACCCTAACAGACTGATCAATCTTATCAAAGGTATCTTCATCTATAAGTTCTTCAGCTTCATCTAATACAAAGGTGGTTATTGCGTTTAACGATTTAAGTGATGCGGTTTGATTTCCTGATGCAGTTCTAATCCCTTTAAATAATATAGAGGAACCTGTCTTGATATTTGTTATCTCGTCTTTCGTTATGCGAAAGTCCTCGACAACACCCATTAGTTCTAGCTTCTCAATAAACTCAGGAATAATAGATGAGGATGCAGACACCATAGTATATCGTGTAAACAATATCTTATGTCCCTTCTCATAGGTTAGTAATAGAAGAAATACATTTACTGCGAATGACTTACCAGAACCTCTACCACCTGTAGTAATAAAGTATCTAGAATCATTACCAAACGATTTATACTTCGGGTTCAGGTTCGGTACCTTCATCTTCTTTAGGTGTTACATCTATAACATCTGGTTGCTCAGAACCAGGGAATATATTTACAATAGAAAAATCTATATTCTTAGCTTGGCTAAACGCATCAGGATTATCTAATGCTTTACCATATATGTACTCAATAACCATCTTACGGTCGTACTGCGAGTTCTCTGCTTTTTCAGCAACCATCTTCCAGAAGTTAGACTCAGAACCATAAACCTCCTCTATCGCATTGGTAGCAAGTATCTTTGACCGATTCTTCTTAGCTTTATTTATATTAGCAGGAGTAGCCATAGTCTTCCGAACAAGTGCATCGCCACGCTTTGCGCCATTGCCCTTCCGACCATCGGTCTTCTTCATATACTTACGCTCACCTTTTTGCCTTGGCATATATCTTTTCGTATAAATCCCATATAGCATCGTACCATTCTTTTTTGCTATACAGTTTTTCTCCTAATTTCTTTTGGCCTTTGTAATCTATCTCTATACGATATTCTGATCCTTCAGGAATCGGATATATCTTATAGCCTTTTTTAAAACAATAGCTCTGGGCTTCTAAGTTTCTAGAAACTTGTAACCCCTTCAAAAGCGGAGATAATTTCCGTTTTCTGGTTCCTCGGTTCAATAGTAAATCCTTTTAATAATGTTTTAATTCTAAACTCAGCAGTATCTATATGTTCTTTTGGAATCTTTTTAATCAGATTCACAAGTACCTCTATGTCACTACTATAAGGCCTAACTTCCTTTAATTGTAACTGAAGGTCTATTATTTTGTTTTTCAAACTATCAATCTCAATATCTCTTTCATCTATACTTGTGTAGACTTCAGCAAGACTATCAAATACCTCAACACACTTATCATATACCTTCCTATTCATATCATAAGGAGAAATGTCGTTATCAAAGTTCTTAAGCGAATGTAGTATTGTAGCGTGGTTCTTGCTCATAAATTTTGCTATATATGATTTAGCACCTGCTCTAAACCCACTGCGTTTAAGAAAGTCGTAAGCTATCTTATAAAATATAGAACGTGCTATAATTGTTTTATGGTCTCTCTTTTTATTTCTAATATCTCTTCCTGTTATTGTTGATACGATTTTTTCTAATCGTATCATATCTTGTGATATCTCTTTATTCATTTAAATATATTTGCATTGTTAATGTTGTACATAGTTGACAAGCTAAAAGTATTCCTTCGCATTCTTCAAAGGCCTCTATCTGCTCAAATAGTTTTATACTTGAATATAGCTCATCAAGTTTAGCCCCCGCCAAAACATCATTGCAGGAAAGGACAAAATACTCTTCTACAGTAGGAGTCCTAAAATCCCACTCCTTCAATATAGTTGTTAACTGCCTCGCTAACTTTCTCGTAACCT